TATTTGCCATCTCCATTGATGTATCAAGTTTGTTGGCAATTATTAGAATTTTTTCAGGTTGAGTTTTTTTAGCGAAAACCAACCTTTTGGAAACCCAAGCCGCTGTCACGGTAGATACACCTGCCTGACGATATTTTAATGCAATATTTTCTTCGTAATCTTCATAATCTTTTAAAAGAGAAACTTGATCAGGAAACAATTCTAACGGCACGTATTTAGACACCGTATTATCGTATGTTTGTAAATACGTTCTAAGTGCGTATGGAGTATCACTCATACACTTAGCATATTCAATTAAAACTTGTTCTTTAGATAAACCCATTTATTATAAATATCAATTTGGGTTTTTTATTATTATTTTGATGTTTTCCCTATTGAATATAATTTTCCGATTGGTAATTCCATAGGAGCCTCATCTGAAAACATAGTCATTTTCTTTGGTCTACGAATTATCATAGACTTAGATTTTTTCTTTAATGTTTCGATTAAATCTTTTTTTGACATTTTTGCGTCTATGTTTTCATCTACAATTTGGGAAATTTTTTCTTCTAAAAATTTTTGTAAATTTTCTTTAGTTTCCTTTTTTTTGTATTTCACAGTTTTTTCAGGATGTTTTTTCTCTGGCATTTTTTTGTATTGTTTTTCTGATGTTGAGTCTGAAAACTCTTTTGCCATTTTACACCATTTACAGTTTTTAGAAGAACATTTATTACAACGAGCCCAAAATAAACCTTGTTGTGCTTTAGATTCGAATTTTTCTTTAATCTCAGATTCTGCCATACCCATCATTGATCTATTTTCACCTGAATCATCACCCATACCATCATCTTGCATAGATGTTTCATTATGTGGAGCTTCTTGGCCTGTATAATCTTGTGAAACGTCTTTTGAAAACACATTTTGTGATGTTACTGAATCTTCTTTGACCTCAAGATTTTGACCTTGTAGTTTTATTGGGTCTTTTAACATTTGATTTAGTTTTGCCATTTCATCGGGTTTACTTGAATCAAAAACTTGTGTTACAACTTGTGTTTGTTCTTTATTTTCCGACTTTTTCAGTTTTTTAAACTTTTCGACTAATAGTCTAAATTGATTGTTGGACAACGAACTTACAGTTTTTGATGACAAACCATTTTCAATTAAAAATAAAATATTTTTTTTAGTTTTCATAAACTACTTTTTTTTCAAATTCTAATACTATATCTCTTTCATATAGTTTGTTTTTTACTTCTTCTTCAGATTCCCCAAAATGAAAAACTAAACGTTTCACTAAAGAGAAATCAATATTGTCGGTCTCAACCTCCCAACCCATAGCAATAACTCCATCCATAGAATCAATTAAAGAAAACACATCTGAATTTTGAACCAAATCAAAACTCACCTCTTCGTTAATTAATGTTCCCACCTTTTTAATATATTCTAAATCAGGTGGTGATGGATAACCATTAGCAGGTTTTGATTCCCAATTTTCACCAAACACTTCTAAAGTATCTGAAAAAATAAATTCATAAATGTTATCACCTTTATAGTTAGGTCCCAATCCGTTAATATAAATCAATCGATTCATATGATCTCACCACTTTTAGTAATTTTAGTTTCGTTAATACCTTCTTTAAAAATTAAATTTCCTCTTGTTGATAAACCCATCAATTTTGTTCTTGGATTTTCTTTAATATATTCTAAAGCCACATCCAATTGATTTGATGATTCAGACAATCTAATAACATTTTGTTTATTTTGATTGTAATTTAAGTTGGTTTTTTTTGTTTTAGATTCTTCGTATTTGTTAATTTGAGTTTCTTCTTTTATAAAATATTTTGATAATACTTTATCTACTGTTGATTCACTAAAAGTTCCATGTTCAAATCTATCAACATTAGGATAGTGTTTTCTACCTTTTCTTCTTTCTCTATGGTATTCATCATCCATATCAAAATCTTCTTCTTCACTTGTTAATTTTTTTGACATACCTGAAGCTAATGCACCTCCCATATAATCTTTAAATGCGTCTGTTAAATTACCATATCCTTCTGCCATTTCAGGTTCTTGTGGTGGCTCAGGGGCAACTTCATTTTCGTCAGATTTTTCTTCAAAAGACACTTCTTCTTCCTCACTACCACCTTCTTCGTCTTCAACACCTTCTAATTTATTGATAATTTGTTCGATATCATCTTCATCTAAAACATCTACATCGATTGCCGATAAAATAGAGTTAATAATGTATTTAATATCTTTTGGATCTAATTCTTTTTCTTCTTCGTAAGATCTAATTTTTTGAGCTAATTTTCCTGTAAGAATTTGAATTCTTTTTAAATCCGAAACTTTCTTTTCTTTTGGTTTTTTTTCTACATCAATGTCAACTTCTTCTTCAGATCCCATTTCGGGCATTGGTGGTTCTTCACCTCCCATATCAGGCATTTCACCCATACCCATATCAGGCATTGGCGGTTCTTCCATAGGAGCACCTCCCATATCAGGCATTGGCGGTTCTTCCATAGGAGCTCCACCCATATCAGGAGCCGGTGTTTCGCCCATATCAGGCATAGGTGCTTCTGTGGGTGCTGGTTCAGGAGCAGGTGCTGGTTCAGGAGCAGGTGCTGGTTCAGGAGCAGGTGCTGGTTCAGGAGTCGCGGCAGCCGCAGGTTCTTCAGTTTTAGGTTTCTTACTTTTTAGTATGAACTTTTTTTTTTGCTCCCCTAAAAGTGGAGTCCCTTCCTCATTTTCAAAAAGAGTGTTGATTTCTTTTGTCATCAAATTCAATCTTTTTAATGCCTGAGAATATGAAGAATAATATTTTCTTTGTTTCATCGGCTCGATATACTCCGTTTCAGATTCGTTAAGTGTTTTTTTAACAATATAACCTTGTCTTTCTTTAACGATTTCATAGGTATTACCATCGGCCAAACCAATTTTATATTCGCTTGATTGTGTTTCATTAATGTTTTGTGGAATATTTTCATTATAACGAGCAATTTCCATTATTCGTCTAATTTTATCCATTCCTTGAAGTTTCTCACTTCCGATAGGTCTAAATCCTGCCATATTTTATTTATTTAATGTGAGTTATTTTTTCTTAATAAATATACCAATAAATATAATTATTTCAATTAATGTTTTTTTATTGTTTCATGGATAGTTTTTTGTCGATAATTTCAGTCGGTAATTCATACAATTTTTCAACATATCCGTTTCTTCTTAGTAATTTGAATACCAAATTTTCTATCGACATTTCACCATTTTTTTCTAAACCACAGTTTCTGAAGTTTTTTAATTTTTCTTTGTATTTTTTTACAATACTTTTAATTTCTTCAGGATCCTCATCTTCGATGTTATCAACAACACCATCAATAATTCTCATCCATTGTTTAGCCTTTTCTTTTATTAGTTCTTTATCAAGAGTTTCTTTACTTGTTTTTTTAGGTTCATTCATCCACATATCATAAAGAATAGAATAAATACCACTACTAAAAGTTGTCTCGTCTTCTCTTTGAACAAAACATTCAACATCATACCCAAACATTTTAATATTGTGTCTTTGATTAAAGATTACTTTTTTCAAATCAAAAAATTCAAGGTATAGATCTCTACTGTTTTCAGGAAACTGATTAAAATTAACAACAATGTGTAAATCAATATCAGAAAATTTCGACCAATTATAATTAACTAAAGAACCGATCATAATAATATCAGTAATTATTACGTCAACACCTAAAAAGTCGATGAAGATATTTGCTGTTTCCAAAAGTTTTTCTCTAACTTCAGGTCTCATCATATATGACTTACCATCTTTTTCCCAAATCTTTGGGTTTAGTTCATCTTGAGATTCGAAACTTTTTAAAATATCTGAAGTATCCATATAGATAAATACTTTCTAATTATAGTTTCTTATATGTGTGGGCTTTAGAAATGTTTTTGTTGAAAAAATTCCCTTGTGATTCCGCCATTCTAAATTGAGTGTAAGTTTGATGTGGAACATCACTATATTCATATCTTACTCCGTTTTTAAACTCCGCAATCATTTTTTTTGTTAATGTATCATATTGTGTTCTTACAATATTTGATGATTGAACTTCGTTTAAAATTGTAGTTCCGCTAATTATTTCACTTGTTATTGCCATATTAATTGTGTTTTTGATAAATATAAACACAGACTAATTATCCGTAAATAAAAAACCCCACTAATGAGGTGGGGATTTTAGTATTTTGTATTTTTTTTAATTAACAAGGTGCTGTACTTATAGCACCACTACCATCTTTACAGGTATAGTATAATTTATTATCTCTATAATATGGACCATCTGGAAGTGCTGACGCACAAAATGCGGTCAACATTTTACCAACTTCACCTTGATCGTCACCTCGTTTCCATCGTCCATTTTCCATCCAATATCTTTCATATTGACTACCAGGTTTTATAGTTGGAACTAAAGTAGGATCTTGTTTTGCACAATTATATTTATAACTAATAGTTGCTACATATTTCCCATCTTTATAAAATTGTCTTGTAAACTGAATATTTTCCTCATCAACTTTTGTTGGTAGTGATGTTTTATATTTTGTCTTATATGTTTCTACATTTTTAGCTGCGGTTAAATCTACACCATATCCACCAACTTTAGGTGCTTTTGGTTCTACAGCTCCACCACCACCTGCAGCAACGGGTTGAGTTGTTCCTGGTGTTTCTTGTTCTGAGATTAAAGGTCTCACATTACCCATTGTTGATTCTAATAATTGTTTAAATCTATTTACATTCATAATTTTTTGTATTTGATAATAAATATCACAAATAAAAAAAAAATCCACCATAAAGGTGGATTTTGTTATTTAAGAGATTTTATTTTGTCTCGATATTCTATCGCCCCTTCAAAGTCTTGGTTTCGAATACATTCGTCCAACTTAAATTTTAACTTTGATAACTCTTCTTTGTTCTTTTCTAACTTTTTAATTTCATCTCTTAAATTTACCGCTTCTTCAAAATTTTCTTCTTTAATTGCCAAGTTTAATTTTTCTTTCAATACGTATAATTCATCTGACGGACTTGGGTTATTAAAATTTCTTGTCATATACGACATAGAATACAAACCATCTGGTGATCTATAAGTATTTTTAGTCCAGTTTTTATCATCAAATGATGAAGAAAAAAATTCATTAAATAATTTATCAAATTCATTCCAATTAAACATTTTTTATTATTTTATAGGTTTATTTTGGTTTTTCTTATATGAAAAATTATACCAATTAATATTATATGACAAATTGTCAGTAAAACACAAATTTTTTATAAATCAAACTGACATAAAGACAATATTGGACTTTTTATTTTATTAATATTATTATTTATCAAAAAAAGTTATGTTAGAATTTATGGACGAAGGAAATGACAAATCAAAAAAGAAATCTGATAGCGGGACTCCTGTATTAGATAATTTTAGTAAAGACTTAAATAAGTTAGCACAAGACGGGAAATTAGATCCTGTAATTGGAAGACAAAAAGAAATTTTTAGAATCGCTCAGATTTTATCTCGAAGAAAGAAAAATAACCCAATTATTATTGGTGAGCCAGGTGCAGGAAAGACAGCAATTGTGGAGGGTCTTGCAATGATGATTCACAACGGTGAATGTCCAAAAAATTTAATGGATAAAAGAATCGTATCTTTAGATTTAAATTCATTAGTTGCAGGAACAAAATATAGAGGTCAATTTGAAGAACGAATGAAAGTTATTATCGAAGAATTGCAAGCAACTCCAAACATCATTTTATTTATTGATGAAATTCACACTATGGTTGGTGCAGGAAATAGTTCAGGTTCTTTAGATGCGTCAAACATTTTAAAACCAGCCTTATCAAGAGGAGATATTCAATGTGTTGGAGCAACAACTTTGGATGAATATAGAAAACACTTTGAAAAAGATGGTGCGTTAGATCGAAGATTTCAAAAGGTTATTGTTGACCCATCTTCAAAGGAAGAAACATTTGAAATTTTAAAGATGAGTAAATCAAAATATGAAGATCACCACAAAGTGACTTATGATGATAAAACTCTTTGGACATTTGTTGAGTTGGCTGATCGATATATTACAGATCGTGAGTTTCCTGATAAAGCATTTGATATTTTGGATGAGGTTGGGTCAAGAATGCAAATTGACATCAAATTACCTGAAGAAATCGAAAAATTAAAGGACGAAGCAAACGCCATCAAACAAGAAAAAATGAATGTTATTAAACAACAAAAATATGAGTTGGCTGCTGAGTTAAGAGATAGAGAACGTAATGTTTTATCAAAGTTGGATTCAGAAAAAAAGAAGTTTGAAGAAAGTTTATTGAATAGTAAAAGAAGTATTCCTGAAGATTTAATTTATGAGGTAGTTTCCAACATGACCAAGATTCCAATTTCTAATATTAACTTGGATGAAAGAAATTCATTAATCAACTTAAATGAAAGTTTAAATTCAAAGGTTATTGGTCAAGAAGAAGCTGTAAATAAAATTTCAAAAGCAATTAGAAGAAATAGAATTGGAATCAAAGATCCAAATAAACCGATTGGTTCATTTATTTTCTTGGGTTCGACAGGTGTTGGTAAAACATATTTGGCAAAACAATTGGCAAAAGAAATCTTTGGTAGTGAAGACAATATGATTCGTGTAGATATGAGTGAATACCAAGAAAAACACACCATTTCTCGTTTGATCGGATCACCTCCAGGATATGTTGGTCACGATGAAGGTGGTCAATTAACAGAACAAGTTAAAAACAAACCTTACGCAGTAGTATTGTTCGACGAGATTGAAAAAGCTCACAAAGACATCTTCTCAACACTTCTTCAGTTGTTAGATGATGGTCACATTACAGATTCATTAGGTCGTAAAATTAACTTCAAAAATTGTTTGATTATTATGACTTCCAACATTGGAGTTAAAAAATTACAAGACTTTGGAACTGGTATGGGATTCCAACCTCTAAAAAGTGATGTCGTTAAAGAAGAAGAAAAACAAGATGTATTGAAAAAAGAAATGAAAAAGTTCTTCTCACCTGAGTTTTTAAATAGAATTGATGATGTTGTAATTTTTAACTCTTTAGAAAAACCACACATTGACGTTATTACCAAGTTAGAAATTGACAAATTATTACAAAGAGTTTCAGAGAAAAAATACTATTTTTCTTATGAACAAGATTTAGTTGATTATTTGTCCAAAGTTGGTTTTGACGAAACTTTTGGGGCAAGACCTATCAAAAGGGCAATTCAAAATAAAATTGAAGATTTAATTTCTGAAAAAATCTTAATGATGGAAATTGAAGAAGACAAAGAATATGTTTTGAAAGTGGAAAATGATGATGTTATTGTTGGGTTAAAGGAAGAAAAACCAAAAAGGGGTAGAAAAAAGAAGGAATAAATTTTTTTATTAACAATTATTCAACTATCTTTGTAAAAACAATTCAAAATGAATCTAAATAAATTTAAAGAACTCTTATCTGTCCCAACCAAGACTTATAAGGAAATTAAAATGGTGGAGTATTTAATTTCTACCATTGGGGATATGGATGGAGTTACTTTAATCTGTGACGGAAACCTTAACATATATGCGACTAAAGGAACATTAGATGAAGGTGAATTTTACCCAATGTTTATTTCTCACACCGACACGGTTCACGAACTGGTTGATGAAATAATTGTTAAAGAAGAATATCTTATTCGTCCATTTACATTTGGAAAAGATTTTGGAAAAGATCAAGTATTATGTTTAAAGGCATATGATAAAGACGATAACCCAACAGGAATTGGTGGTGATGACAAATGTGGAATTTATATTTGTTTGGAACTTCTTTCTCAATTAGATAAAGTTAAAGTTGCGTTTTTCGTATCAGAAGAAACAGGTTGCCATGGATCAAAATTGGTGGATAAAGAGTTTTTAAAAGATGTTGGTTATTGCGTCCAATATGACGCACCTGGTGATCATTTAATTTCACAGGCTTGCATGGGAACCACTTTATTTGATAAAGAAGGAGAGTTTTTTAACACCGCAATTCGATCAATCACAAAAGGTTTTGGTAATGAAATGATGGTTCAGTCTCATCCATATACCGATATTATGATGATTAAACAACTATCTGATCTATCTTGTATCAATATGTCATGTGGTTATTATAATATGCACACAGCAAACGAATTCGTCTGTATTGATGATGTTAAAAGAGCAATCGAAGCCGGAAAAAATATGGTTAAAGATCTTGGTTTGAAAAAATACGAATTCAAATATGATGAACCAAAACCTGTTAAATCTTTATATAATTTTGATGATGTTGATAAAAGTCCATTTTATGATGAGGTTCATCAATTAACAACTATTGACGTAATTGAAGAAAAAGATGGATTCATAATCGCCGACATATACGATGAAAACCATTTTTATATTGATGATGAAGATGGGTTAAAATTATACAAGATTTTAAAAGATCGTTATCGTCTTAATTGACCTGGTTGAATTCTAAACTCAGTTGGGTTGAATAAACCTGGCTGAGTTACCATTTGAATTACCTCATCGGCGGACGCCAAACCATATTTACGATCACCAAAATAACCACCTGAACCGATTAAATATTTTACCTTTAATGTCTCAGGATCAACTGACTCAACTTTTATAAATAAATTTTTTTGACCTGGAATTTCTTTTCTATAAAATAAATTCAAAGATGAGAGTTTATTCATAATTTTCATATATTCAGGAGAAAATTCTTCTTGGGCTCTTTCTATATATTCATCAATTAAGTTAACTAATTTTTCACAAGACTCAGATTCAAACATTTCATTGTCCATTACATAATATTCCATTTCGTAATATTCAGGAAGACCGTGACTGAATTTTTTTTCAATCTTTTGTATTAACACATCAAGAGCATTCCCATCAAATTCACCATCTTCAACAAATAACTGAACCAGATTACCCCAACTTATAAAGTATAATCCAAAACACCACTTACCCCATTTTTCAACTCCAAACTCACTAAGTGTATTACAATATTCTTTTTTGATCGCTTCTTTAACCCCTGCTTCAGTTGCATTTGCTTTAGCAGAACATATAATCTCATCCATTTCATCTCCAATATGTTGAAAGTATTTGTCTAATACTGAGGTTATTTGACTTTCGTCATCAATTCCACCGTTTTCATTAATATTATCAACAAGGTTAGGTGAGATTAGTTTAAGTAATTCTTTTAATCTAAGTTTTGCTTCACGACAAAGATATCCTAAAGTATATCCTTCACTCCAATCGTCATATGCTCGATCTTGACACTCACTATAAAAATCATAAGAACCATAATACATACGATCATAATTAGTCGCATCCCACTCACCGTCAGTCCCTTCTTCAAATGAAGGATAATGAAAAAACTTTAAAAACTGTTCTAAATCATCAAAATCAAATAATAGACCATCAGGTTTAATCTGAACATGATTTAGTTTCAAGTCTTCGTAATTATCACTTTTGAATTCGACATCATCTGAATCTAACTTTCTTTTATTTAAAAGAAGGATTTTTTGAAAGTCCGTCATTTCAGGAACATCATTTTCTATAAGAAGTCTTTTTTTCATATATTTATAAATATATTGAATAATACAAATCTTTGTATTATATTTGTATAGAAGTTATTTGACATATGGGCCCGACTTGGATTTGACAGGCGTTGGTTGAATAAAAGAAGCATGCCGAGACTGAGATAATCTCGTTAAAAACTGACTCACAAAAACAACTGGCAATGTGCTAAACAAAATGGAAACTCTTGGTTTACTAAGAGGTTCTGAAGTTACTGTAGCTTAATTAGATACGGAAACGGGAGCCGGTTCACATACGCTTAGCAACAGAAGTGATAAAAGTGGATTACCATTAAACTATAAATTGAATGGTTCATTGGTTGTTAGTTTACGATGGTGAAGAACAAACTGACATTGTTTTTGATCAAGACAAAATCAAATATTTTGGGGTATTAGAAAATACCAACCTAAGCATGTAGTTGTCTTTTAGACAAGACGAGCTGGACGAGGTTTCGATTACCTCCGGGTCCACACTAGACTTTTTGGACTTCTGGCTATATTTATAGTAAAATTATATATATGGCCAGAAGACAAAAAAAATATCATTACATTTATAAAACCACTTGTATCCTAACTAATAGGTATTATATTGGAATGCATTCTACAGACAACATTGATGACAATTATTTAGGTAGCGGTAAAAGATTATGGAATTCAATAAATTATCACGGCAGAGAAAATCATAAAAAAGAAATTTTAGAATTTTTTTCAAATAGAGAAGAACTTAAATTGAGAGAAAAAGAAATTGTTGATAAAAAACTTATCAACGATCACTATTGTATGAATTTACAATTAGGTGGTGGAGGAGGATTCAAAAATGAATTACATATGATAAAAACAAGTAAGGCAGGAAATGATCAATTCAAAAAAAACATGACGGATCCTGAATACAGAAGAATTTTTTCACAAAAAATGTCAGAAGCAACTAAAAAAAGTTTTGAATTAGGTAAACGTGTTAGATCAAATTTTTACGATTGGTCAGGAAAAAAACACACGGAGGAATCCAAACAAAAACTTAGTTTAAAAAAGAAAAATACTGGAGTTGGGTCTGATAACTCGGTTTGGGGGATGAAATGGATGAATAAGGAAACTAAAAATAAAATGGTTAGACCCGAAGATATTAATCAATATTTATCAGATGGGTGGAATTTTGGTCAATATATTAGTGAAGAAAGAAAATTAATCTTAAGAAATAGTATGAAAAATACTAAAAAGATTTCTAAACCTTCTTGTATTGGGAGAAAGTGGATTAATAAAGATGGTAAAAATAAAAGAGTTTTAGATAATGAATTAAATAGTTTTTTAATGGAGGGATGGACTTTGGGTTGTTTGATAAAAAAATGAAAAAAGGGACAATTTGTCCCTAATATTTTTACCGGTTTTAGCTCCATTCTATAAAAGAAATAAAAGGCTGAGATTACACCTATTTGTGAGAACCTTTAGAGTCATTATTGTTTCTACTCTTATCCACTTTCTTTTGAAAAGTATTTCTCATTGCCGATTGGTTAGACCAATCACTCCTTGACGATATAACTACTCTCCTATTACTTAACTCTCTTCGAGGATGCCTCCCCAACTCGTCCTTGCAGGATTAGAGGTTTTTGGTAGAAATACACTCGGTCTTGGGAACCTAATGTGCCACGGACAACCCGTGACTAAGTGGGCAACTTCCGTTATACCGTGACAGACACTTTTCCTTATTTTATTAATTAATTTGACTTAATACAATAGTCATAAGATTTGTGTCGTGGATTATCGAAGTAGTGGTCTGTCAACCGAGCCAACCCATCTTTTGAACGAGTTGATACTCAACTACTCCGTGAAATGTCCCCATTTCCATACTTCAAGACTACTTCGAGATTAACCCCTTGGTAGGAGTTCATCAAGGATAATGTCGGCACCACCCGTTTGTTATCATACCTTTCGGTTTTAAGTATCCTTTGATATTGGAACTCGCAATGAAAGTGCTGGAACACTTTGTTTTGCAAAATTCCTACGAGTTATTCCTATTGGTGTTCCCACCTCAACTTGACGACCCACATCGCCAAATCATCTAACCACTTTCTCTACAGCGTTGCCCTCGATACTAAAGGTTAAACGGTATCCCGCTTGTGTACTCGAGCTCCCGAAGAAGCCGCAAATCATCTAACACAAATGATTCACTTTATCCTACTTTCGTAGTTTATTTTATGGACTATACACGGCCCAATATCTTTATCATTCCAAGATGAAACATTCGTTTCAATTACATGTCAATTAATCTGACAAAACTTTTCCTGATTGGATAATCTATTTTTTCAAAGAACGATTCAGGACGTTTCCTGATTTGTTTTACAAAGTTAAGAAGAATTTTTTAATTTGTCAAATTTTTCTTTTACTTTTTTTTAAGGTTTCCCTCAATTGTTTTACAAATATAAAAACTTAATTTTAATTTGTCAAGTTTTTCACTTCAACTTTTTCAACATAAACATCATTTGTTCCATAAAAATCAGCTCTGATTTGAGCAAATGATAGATTAGATGTCCATAGTTGTTTTCCGTTTGCAATGTAAGAATACATCTCAATTACTTTCGGTTCATTTTCTTGGGTTAGTTCTTCACTCATATTATTTAATTAATTACAAGTGAAAAGATAGGTTAAATATAAATATTAGTCAAATATTTAAAGTATTTTTTTCATAATATCTTTTATTCTGTCAACATCTTCATTGATCTTAGACGATTCTTCCAACTTAATTAGACCCTTGATCTTCGATTCACCACCTTTACCATACATAGTGTCAACCCAAGTTTTCAAGTCTCCTAAACCGAACATATCTAAAGCCATTGTTTCGGCATCCATTGACGAATCTTTATCTAACATTTTTTTTAAACTTTCCATGTCGAATTTTTTTGAGTCGATCTTTTCTAAATCAATTTCCTCTTCATCAGAACTATCTAGTTTTGTAGTGTCTACGGTCATTTTTCCTTTACAAAAACTATCACAATTCCTATCCCTGTTTGATCCTGGTCCACAAAATGTAAAATGCCAAGGTTCTGATTTAACTTCACCCCAACACCAACCGTATTTAGTTCCGTTTTCTCTAATCCAATTTTGAACATCTGACGGTGATATGTCTATTGCTCTACCCCATCCATGATTAGACGTTCCCGGATAGGCTACAGGTGTCGATGAAGTTCCTTTTTTTACTCTTTTTCCTGTTGATTCATATTTATCCCAATCAAAAATGTTACATTGTATATTAAGAGGTCTGTATGCACCTCCCATTTGTATCTTACTTTTTAAATTGCTTGGCATGTCAGCTGTCATTTTAATAAATGCGTTAGCAGCCTCTTTGGTCAACACATTATTACCAACACCTATTGATTTTAAATCTGAACTACCTAAACAACCACTAACATCACTACCAAGTCCAGAACAAGGGTTTGATGAACTACAAGCGGATTTTGAAACTTTCATATTAATAAATACTTCTGTTTTATAAAAACCATTCAGGGATCTCTCTATTTTTCCATTTAGCAAAATCTTTCTTTGCACCACGATAATAATTTCTATAAGATTCTATTACATCATTAACTTTATATTCGTCAGGCATCGCCTTAGGAGGTGTAGTAAAGTCTTTGTCACAGATATTTGGTAAATTCGTAATACACCATTCTATAACTTCTTGAGATTTGTGTCTTTTACCATAACGATATGTGTATTCTTTACATAACTCTAAACCAAGATCACATAAATAAAGATAGTTTGATAAAGATTCTCGAGACCAAATAGCGCAAGGGTGATTCTTATGTGATAATTTATATGGGATATTTGTGGTTTCATTTGATATAGTATGATGAACTCCACATAAAAGTTGTGCGGTTTCCAATATCATTTTAACAACGTGTTTATCACAATGATATTTTGCACATTTGTTGGTATCAAAATCTAAAAAGAAAATATTCATACCGTAAAGATATGAAATATTATTTACTTATTCAAATAACTCATTAAAACACCACCAATAGAGGATGCATGAACTTGTAAATGTGTGATTTCCTCGATATCTAATTCTCTTGGTTCTTTAACGTAATCGACAGATAAAACACCAATGAATTTTTCTTCGATTGTTTTAATTGCAAATAAGTATGAAGACTTACATCCTGTTTCTTCAGCAATATATTTCAACCCAAAAGTTGGTATTTTTTCATCTGTGAAATCCGATATTTCAATTGAATCGTTATTTAAAAGTTCATTAATAGATTTCGAAAATAAATTAACAGGGATATTTTTAAAATTAGATTGAACTGATGTTCCGTATTGACCTACGGTTTCATACATGATTGAAAACTTTGCCATTGATTTTCCTGTAGGGTAGAAATTACCTCCATTATGAAATTGAGAAACCCAAACTCTATCGGCATCAAATTCTTCTTTAATGTGTTCAATTTTTGAATTTATCAATTCACTAACCCTTAATGTATCCATCACCATATCAGGTTTATTTTTCTTTCTTTGATCTAAATAATATTTAATTATCATGATACTGATGGGGCCTAAAACACCACTAATAAAGGCCACCAAAACTGTTGAGAAATTATCCATATTCAATAAATATTCTAAAATGAAAAAAGCCCACCAAAGATGGGCTAAAAAAATTATGCTTTATTTTTTACAATTATTGACCAAATTGCTCCTGATAATGCAGTAGCACCTCCGATGATCTCGGTAAGAATCATTTCGTCAATTAATCCCTTCGTAATTAAAATACCACCTACAAAGGTTAAGGTATGTCTAACAATACCCATTAATTGTTCTTTAGATAATTTCATAATAAAATATTTTATGTTTATTTTACTATAAATATCTTTAAATTACTGAAACTTTGATTTCTTCTTGTCGGTCATGAATGAATAGACAACTACAGAAAGTATAACGGTTGGAAATAAAAAACCGATTATAATGGTTGTGATCATGATTTATTGCTGTTTGTTATATGACGAAATATTATTAAAAAAAATGTTATAAATTATTATTTAATGGTTGGGTAAGAGCAAAAACTATTTCTTATCTTTTTTTAGCAAACTCATAATTCGAATCTCCCAACGCTCAATTGCGGGATAAACAATCAAAAACCCTAAAATACCCAAACCGATCGTTACAAGAGAAATCTCTTTTTGTGCGTATAGGGATAAAAGATAACCACCCAACATAACTATAACTGTGGCAATTGTGCCGATAAATAGACCTAATATTTTATTCATACTTACTTTTTAGATATTAATAATTCATTGATTCTTGCAACCGCCAGATCTTTGGTTTTAAACCCTTTTTCTTTAAGACTTTTGGCGTGATAAATAGTATAATCGGTGTTAGCAACTTCTGATTTTCCACTTCTTTCTTTATTTGTTCTCATTGTATCTTTCGCATAGATATCATAAAAACCCACTTTACAAATGTAACGTCCCTTAGTTTGTCCTTTACTCATTTTTTCTTTTTTTTTTAGTTAAACAATTTTAGCGGTCCATGCGAGAATCGAACTCGCGGCTCATCCGTGACAGGGATGAATGTTAGCCACTACACCAATGGACCTATTTTTATATCAAAGCGTCCCATTCGGACACCACAAACTCAAGTTTTAAAAATCCTTCAACAGGAATGTAGGTTACTTGAAGACCTCCTGTTCCCATACTCATTTCTGTTTGTATTGCTTCAGTTAAAAGTTGTCTTGCCTTTTCTCTAATCTCACCTTGACAAGGAATCTTTTCTTCAACACCTATCCATTCCCAACGAAGAGCTTTCATGGTTTTATGAACCTTGTCAAAATCGAACCAGTCCATTATGTTATCCACCGCCTTTCTTTGTTCCTCTGTCATAATACAAATATAAGAATAATTTTTTATAAAGACTGCACTTGTTTCATAATTTCTGTAACTTCATCAGGATTTAAATGACCAATCACATCATTTGTTACAGAAGTGTCGTAAGTTAGATCACCATTTGAGTCTAAAACCGCAATTTCAAACAAACCATCTTTACCACCATATGAAAATGTATGAGACACAACACTAACACCATATCCATTTTCAAAGATCATTCTAGAACGAACACCTGACATATATGGTTCATCTGATATTTTATCAAATTCTAAATCTTCAAATTTTTTCATAACTTTCAATTTTGTAGTCGGTACGGGATTCGAACCCGTGTGACAAGGATGAAAACCTTGTATCCTGACCCCTAGATGAACCGACCGTGTTTAGTAGCGGGAGCCGGACTCGAACCGACGACCTAAAGGTTATGAGCCTTCCGAGCTACCACTGCTCTATCCCGCGATATATCTTATATTACCACTTCAGCCACATCGTGAAAGCCGCCCCTCACGCGTTGTTTAAAGGAATCCGATTGCGGCCTCATCCTACTGAGTTATGGTAACATTGTCGTGACTGAAGGACTCGAACCTCCGACGGGGGGCGACCCTATTAGGCTCATGAGACCTACGTTGCACCTGCGTCACAATATTTGTGGTGAGGGGATGGAATCGAACCACCGGCACAAGACGTTTCAAATCTTTGCTCTACCTACTGAGCTACCGCACCAATTATTTGTAATTAGTAGTTGATACACACTCTCGTTTCACCATTTTGTATCAACAGGTTAATGCACTTTACGAGTTTCCCTTTTCTTACAATCACAATATTTTTAAATCAAAGAACTTTTTCCCTTTTGTGTGGGGGTGAGTCCACCATCACATTTTCTCACCCCCGTTGTTTGTTATACAAATATATGTGGTTTATTTTGAATTGCCAAATATTTTGTAAAATATTTTTTATTTTTTTTTTGATCGTCAACGACAGTGGTGATCTGCCGCTCTTGTTGCAATTTGATTGTCGGGTTTAATGTTTGTCTTGTAACCAAGAGACATTGCCCACCCAACAACGGGTTGAACAAGTTTAGAACTGAAGTATTTTTCGTCTGAATTATAATCAAGATCGATTTCAACCTTAACTTTAACTTTTTGTGTTAACCATTCAGCAACTTCAATTGAATACTCGGCTTCATTCCATAACCTCGTCCACTTATTTTTTATCTTCTTCACTTTGTGTTTGTGATAAATGTAATGAACTCCCCTGTTTCCATATCTAAATGCTATTGCCGTTACATATACAGTTGTTCTTCTGTGGTTTTGTGAGTCAGTTCCGATATGAACCTCAACATATGGACATTCCGTTAAAATATCTAATGTGTGTTTAACAATATCAAAAACCGCATCCCCGTCAACTTTTTTAAATACCCGATTCATATTATGTTTTGGGTAAGAATTGTCAAAATTTTATTATTACACCTGTTGTATAAAATATTTGACTATCACTTAATCCTGTTATAAATAGTCGTTGAAAAACTTTAACATTTGGTGATATATAAAATCTTGCTCGTATATCATAAGATCCGGCAAAAATTATGTCGTCAATTGTTAGATCTGAAAATGTATCCATTGTAGGAATTCTTCTAAGTTTTGAACTCACCGATAGTTGAAACTTATTATACTCCAATCTATAAACATAATCGTTCTTTGGTTTTAAAGTAATCTTACTAAAATTAGATTTGGCGATCGAATCGTAGTTTATGTTAGTATAAGTCCTCATTAAAGGTTGAGAAAGGCTTACCTGATGGATCAGTAATCCAAATAGTAAAATTAGTTTTTTCATAATATATAATTTATTTGATTTCGAATGCACATCTCATAATTTTTTTGGTTTTAACAGCATCCTCAAAGTTTCCAATAACAACACCATCTTTGATTGTAAATGCGTGTTGTCTAACTAAAACAAAGAAAGTTCCTTTTGGGTTTTGTTTGATGAAAGTCCCAACGGTCATTTTTCTCAGTTTGGTTTCTCCTTTGATCGTTACATTGTAAGATAAAGAATTAATCAATGTAGAACTTTTTCTAACACCAACAGGATAAACTTTTTTGTAGTTTATAGTCGTTCTATCGTCAGCCATTCTTACAAGCTTACTTACAGTTCCGTAAGTTCCTTTTTTTGGTTTTCTACCAAATTTTTCGGCAACGTATTTGTGGGCTTTATCGTAAGAAATATCAAATGCTGATGCAAATGCTCTTACAACACAGTCATTATTTTCTGATTTTGCAATCACTGATTCAGAATAACCTTGGATTGCTTTTGATGTGGCTTCGTATGGTAGTTTGTTTTTCATAATACAAATATACGAAAAATATTTGATTCAAAAAAATCTGATAAAATTTTTTGGTTTAATTTTTATGTGTATATTTGTAGAAATAACATAAACACTATGAAGATACTTTTAATAACATTCTTATTTATATTCTCGTTTTCTTTTGGTCAAAAGGTAAATGAACTTATTATTAAAAAAATTAATTTATATCGAAAACAAAATGGTATTCCTGAATTAGTGTATGAGTCTAAAGCTAAATTGGCCAACGATCAAATGTTAAACTATATGATAGAGACATCTACATTACCTATGGACCATTCTCAAAGAATTGTATCTTCTTTTCCAACAACATTTGAAACATTCATAGATAGAATAACATATTTGTATGGGTACAACTACACATATATTGGAGAAAACCTTTGTAGTTTTAAAGATTTAAAGACGGATGAAGAAAGAGCAAATAAAGTATTAGAGTTATGGAAAAATTCTCCTAAACATAATGAATTAATGTTAAATCCAAAATACGACGGACTTTGTGTTGGTAGTAAAACTTCAAATAAGATCATCATAAATGGAGTTACCTATGATGATGGTCAGATTTTTTATTGTGTTTTAACGGTATATAAATAAAAAACCCACCTTTATGGGGTGGGTTTTGTTTTGTATTAAACAATTTATTTTGTGTTTAGTAATACTGTAAGTGTTGGAAATTTTGTTTGAAATTCGGTGTTGAATTTCGGGAACACCCTTCTATATGTTTTTTCGGCTTCAGAATCGGCTCTAGCTAAAAGACTTTTTTTCCAATAAGCATTTATTTCGTTAATTAGAGTTTCTAGTTCTTCTTGTGTCATACTTTCAAACTTATCTAACTTTGATCTATAGTCAGCCATTGTTGTTGCAAAATTTCGCCCCATTGCAGCGTCTTCTGCACTTGATGCCGCCCTTTTTTGTATTTCCGCGTCTGTCGCAGCTTTTTGAGCCGCCGCTGTCTTAGCTTCAGCCTCTGCAGCCGCCGCTTGATTTGCTTCATTTTGTTTACTTATATTCCAACCTTCACATTGTTGTTTATAATGTTCAGGACTTTTCCACACTTTATCTTTTTGGTTAGGACAATGAGTATCTCTGAATTTTTGTAATTCACTATATGACGTTGAACATCCATTTTTCAATTCCTCTTTCCAATTACCAGTTAAACCTAATGTTGTTTCTGGATTTTTAATTACTTTACCACCAGAACCGAAAATCGCACCAGGTTCTTGTGCGGTTCCTTTGTTTGTTGTTACATCATAAAACGAATTAGGATCCCAAATACATTGGTAATAATATTGATTATTATCTTTTCCTACTTGGAATCCTATATAATACATTCCTTTTTTAACTAAATCTTCTGATCGACCTGCATTATATATATTACCTACCACAGTAGGATCTTGTTCGTTTAAATACTGTCTTTTAATTGCATTTTTATGCATATTAAGTATTCTACTTTTTTCTTCTTCAGTGATTACAAATTTCATATCTTTAATTTTATTATAAATATATCAATAAACAAAAAAAGTGTTGTTACCAACACTTTTTAATTTTTATAAGTCGTAAAAGGATTCGAACCAATGACACATCCATAATAAGGATTGCTCTAGCCGTCTGAGCTACACGACTTATAATATCTTATAATTTATTAAACTATAAGTTATTATTTTCAGATTGTAAAATTAATGTATGTTCGTATTCTAACATTTCTTTTACGTATTGATTAAAATCTTCAGAGTTGATGAACTCTTCGTGTAACTGATAAAAAATTTCTTCCATAATATATAATATAAATATTTTTAATGACAAAATCAAATATTTTAGTTTAGTTGGATATTTATATAATATAATCCATTAGACTATGAAAAAAGAAGAATTAGAACAAATGATAAACGAAGGTAAGTCGTTGAATAAAATAAGTAAGGATACTGGTAAATCTTTAACTACCGTTAGATATTGGGTGAAGAAGTTAGATATACAAATTAAAACAAAGAATTTTTCAGATCAAGGAAAAAAAGATTATGGTCAATCAAGGGTTTGTCCTAAATGTAAAGAAAATTGCGATATTGATCAATTTTACAACAGGAGAGGTAAAGAGAATAGTTCAGTCTATTGTAAAAAATGCACCACGATTCAAGTAGTTGAAAGAACTAAAAAATTAAAACAAGATATGGTTAATTATAAAGGTGGTTGTTGTCAACTATGTGGTTATAATAAATATATCGGAGCTTTAGATTTCCATCACATTGACCCTAATCAAAAAGACTTTACGATTTCACATGTTAGACAATATAAATTTGACGATGTCATTAAGAATGAATTAGATAAATGTTTGCTTGTTTGTTCTAATTGCCACCGTGAAATTCACGGTGGATTAGAAGTGGTACACCCGCCAGGATTCAAACCTGGGGCCTAATCATTAGAAGTGATTTGCTCTATTCAGCTGAGCTACGGGTGCATTTTTTACATTCAGCAGAGGAGGAGGGATTCGAACCCCCGGATCTGTTAGGATCAACGGTTTTCAAGACCGCCTAATTCGACCGCTCTGACACTCCTCTGTTTTTCGAAGAACAAATCGTTCTTTATAAATATACTAATTGTTGTATAACATGTCAATTACTTCTCTATCAATTGGTGCATATTCTGTAGTTGTTGTCCAACCTTGGTAGAAAATACTTTCAGGGTATGTGTATGAGTCGTTTATTAAACCTAAAGATTGGGTTAATTCTTCACGTAATAAATGTTTTTGAGCATCAATTTCATCGGCTCTATATACATCAACATAAATTAGTGAGTATGCGTTATATATCTCAAAGTAACCCCAATTATGAACTAGGTTTTTTTCATTTACCTGTGGGTATAATTTGTCAAATTTATTGTAGTCACCAAAAAATATGAAAGTGTTTGCGTCACTCTTATTATCTACCACTTCAATTTCAATGGTTTGAATAATATCATTAAGTTCAGAAACGATACGATCTAATTCATCCATTAAATAATCTCTTCTATCTCCTTGAACATAGATTTTTACATCTTCAGTTCTTTTAAAAGGTTCTTCATAAGATTTACCATACTCGTCGTTTAAAACAATTTTATTAAAATAACTAATGGTTTCTTTTGAATATACTTTGTTGTTGACGTATTTTGTTGTTTGAGATGTATCTTCCTTTGGTAACAGATTATTCTCTAAATCACCCGAATTCATATCAAAGATCACTTCTAATCCTTTAAGAACTCTACTTTGAACAGGTTTACTTAGTAAACAAAAAATGATGAATAAAAAAACTGAAATACCTAATACTCGATCTAATAACTTTCCCATATGATTAATTTTTTAATTTCTACAAATATAGAAAAGATATCGAATAAAAAAAAATATTTCAATTATTTTTTTGAACCTGGAATCATTTTTAATATCATATCGGAAATAGAACTTAAAATTGGACAAATAATCATAGCCACTTTGTCTTGTAAAAACTTAAATGCTGCGGTTTCTGCAGCAGTTTCTGTAACGACGTTTTTAATTGTTGAGTATACGAAACTATCAAAACCTTCTTGACTAGCCATTTTATCTAAGTAAGCTTCTAACAATGATTTAGTTATTATTGGTGAAGAGAACTTACAATCTGTTAAAAGTCTTCCAAAATCTTTTGTGTCGGTATTCGCAAATACATTAACAAGAGCTAAACCAAAATAGGAGTTTTCAATATCACCTAACCCCAAATATTTTGATATGGATTTCAATACAAACTTTGCAACTCTTTCTTTAACCGCTTGAGTAAGTTTATTTCCCATGTTTGCAATAAGTGATCCACCCAAATTTTTTGCAAAATCTAAAGGATTTGTATCCTCAGATAAGTTAGGTTTAATTGTCATTAAGTCTTTTGTTACATTAGCAAAAATCGACTCAACCAAAAAACTTATATCATCAACTTTTTTTTTATTATTAAAGTTTGAATTGTTAAATGAAAACTTTTTTAATTCTTCATTTAAACTTTTATTAATTTTAATTTGAATATTTTCGGTCACTTTTGAATAAGAAGCTTTTCCTATTTTTGCCTTAAGTTCACCTAAACCAAATGGTGAGGTTCTATCATTTAAAAGTCTATTAAATTCGTCTTCATTACCTAATACACCACTAATAAAGTTTCTACCTTGACATCTTAATGCCATTACTTTGTTTTTGAATAAGTCTGTTGAACAATCAGAACCAAATTTTCTTGATACCTTCGCATCTCCTTGGAAACCAACTGTTCTACACATATCAAGTTTTTTAATGACATCTCTACACTGTTCTTTTGTTGGGTTCATAACTTCTGATCCAGGTATTGGATAATAAATCATACTATCTCTTAAATCTTGGCTCAAACTAAATGAAGGCAAATCTTTTTGTATGTCTTTAAAGTAAAATCCGAAGTTTGCTTCAGCAGATCCTATTTTAGGCTTGTTTTTTGTAAAATCCTGACTTTCCATGTAGTCCTGTAATTCTTCAGGAACATTACCGATAGTATAATCACCAGCTTCTACTTTATACCATAAAGAACCTTCACCAGGAAATGATAATAATGGTTTATTGTCAGAATCTTTTAAATCTTTTAATTTTACTTCTCTATACATTAAAGGGTTTTCTGGTTCAGTTAAAGAAAATTCTGCAGATCCTTTTTGATTTGCCCAAGACTTAACTTTTTTCAAATCCATATCGGATAACATAACTTGACCAACTTCACTTTGTCCTTTAAAATAGTCACAATCTAAGAACGCACCATTGGCAATTTTTCTTGGTAAACCACTACTAAGGTTATATGCCAATAGAGAATTCATGTCTCCATTTTTTAAACCAATAACAACAATATCACCAGAGTTTACATATGCGACATTATCTTTACCACTGTTTTTTACTTCAGAAAACTTATTATATAATGCAATATCTTTGTCAGACAAAACTTTAGATAAGGTTTTAATTTTTTTACCTTCAAACAACTTATTTTTATCACAATAAGTTATACCGTTTTTAAGTAAGTTAAAAGAGTCGTCCCAATTAATACCTCTATCAGTTGCCGTCTCTAACAATGATTTTCTAATTAATTTCGAAATTTCCATAATTAATTTTTTATATTTGAAATTCTACAGAACTAAATGGTTTTTCACAAATCTTAGGTAGATCGTTAGGATCAAAAGTTCTTTTATTTATTTTTTTATACAATGCATCTTCTGTTTTTTGGTCAAGAAACCCTGTTTGTTCAATACCTAAACATTTTTGTGCTTTTTTTAAGTTTTCATCAGGTTTTATAATTTCTTCCTCTTTTTCCTTTTTTTTCTTTTTTTCTTCATCTTCGTTTTCACCACCACCACCTTTTCTTTTACGACATCCAAAACCATAAACCATTTCTTCCTCCGGATCATCACAGTCAACATCAAATCCCATATCTTTAAACATATCATATAACCACCATATACCAAATCCTACTAATCCTAATTTCGCTAATCCTATCAAACCTGAAAATAAAATTGATCTTTTACCCCATTTAAATACTTTGTTCCAAATACCTCCTCTTTCTTTAAATATTTTTACAACTTTTTCTCTATTTTGTCGATTCTCAAAAAACTTCCTTCTGTCTTTAACTTTTCTTTTAGTGAAAAAATCATCCCAAAAACTTTTTTCAGTATTTCTCATTTCTTCTTCAACTTTTTGGGTCTGTTTTTGTGCTGATTGACTTCCTGGATTTACCGTCTCTCTTTTTGAACTAATCTGATCAATAACATCGTCGGATTGTTGTGCAGTATCTTTAAATTCTTTTTCCGCAGCTTTAAATTCTTTTTCGGTGTTTGCAATTCTTTTACTATTTGCTTTCCAAAGTTCTTCCGCTTGTTTTGTGCTTATATTTTTCTTTCCTTTTATTTCTCTAATAAATGCTTCTTTATTAAGTGATCCATAATTTTTTTGAAACGTTTTAGACTCAACGGCAGCCTCGGCAATTTTTTTCAAAGTAGTTGGGTTATCAGTTTTTCTAAATACGTTCCAATAAACTCTAGCCGCTTCAGTTTCTGTAAATAAACCAGCCTTTAACGCTTGAAGGACTTCTTCGGAAGTTCTCAAAGTTTTTGATTGTTTAGTTACAAACGCACCTCCTTCAATAGATCCTGCCATAACTTTTTCTAAATCACTTCCTAATGTTTTGGCAACTTCAATATCCCTAACAATAGTTGTGAATTGTTCATCTAAAAGTTGACTATTTTCATCGTGAGTTTTGTTTGAGTCATAGTTAGATAATAATCTAAATCTTTTTAACTCTTCTAATATTTTTTTTTCCATAACCTAAGCAAATATCTGATCAAAATTTGTTTTAGTAGTATCTAATGTTTTCACTAGATCTTTTTCTTTTCCTTTTTCTTTCTTTTGTTGTATGTCACTATACACTTCAAAACCTGTTCCAATACCCGTTATTAAACCTATTTGAACTAAAACTGGTTTTAAAGCCTTAGACTTAAACATACCTTTAATACTGTCAAGAATTTTTTTAATAAATGTCCCAAGACCATTAAGAGCTTTTGACACAAATCCTCCCCAAAACTTATTTTTGGAAACTTGCGATGCAACACCTGAAAGTTTGGCAGGTAATTCTTTTATACCTGATACAATTTTTTGTAACAACTCAATCATTCTTGGACTCTTAGCAATATTCGCACCCATTTGTTCTGCGGTTCTAGCACCTCCAACCGCAGCTTCAAGAGCAACTCTACCAGCCTTTGCTGCCGCTCCTGCAAAAACGAGTCCTAAAACATCAATACCCATGAATAAAATTCTCATCCACATTGGTTCATTTGGATGTTCATAATCCCCTGATATTAATTCGTATAAATCTAAAATTACAATGATTGCCCAAACAACTACTTGAGCGACCTTACCGATTCCTGTTGCGATTAAAATTGCATCTAAAACCATACCAACAGGACTGTAAGCTGCCGATCTAATTTTTCTTGCTAACCAAACAGGACCTGCCGCCATTAATTTAACAACTTCTTGCCAATCACCTTTTGATATTGCAATACCAAAATTTTTGAGTCCTTCATAACCTTGTTTGAAAAAATTTTGAACTCCAGACACGGTTTCTTTTCCAGTCTTTTTAAGGAACGATCCTAAATAAGTGTCGTCCCAAAAATTACCTTCCATTAAAAATAACTCTTTGAAATAAGGTTTCATAAGTGTTAAATCTATAGGGTTTTCTAAAAGAAGTCTATTTGAAAAAGTTTTTTGTGCATGTTCTTTAATTTCTTGTTTCAAATTCGAAACTTTATAGATATGTTCAAAAAAGAAAAATAAATTATCCGAATTTTTCCATATATCACCTAAATCTTTTTTTGTTTCTATCTCAATTAGTCGGTCCATGAAAATTACATATTTTTCGTCAGGACTTAACCAATCAGTGATTACAGCGTCTTCTACCATTAATTCTAAACCACTATGTTGTTTTAGAATTTGTTTTTTTTCTGATTCTGTTATTACAATTTTTCTCATGATACTATATAAATATAAGTTAAAACATAATTTATAAAAGTGTATTTGCTTTACCCCTTGTTATTTTGTAAAGATCTTTCCATTTGGCTTTATAATCAATTTGGTTTGCAACACTTCTTGTTAATCCTGTCTCCCATTTTGTAACCGTAGGATATGCCGCACCACCACCTCCACCGGCAGCAGCAGCATCCTGTTCTCCTAATTCTTTTTCCTCACCACTATTTATGGTATATCTTTTTAATAAATAAATTATTTCGTCTAAGTCCATTTTTTTATAAATACCTTTGTAGAATGAAAAAAAAGATATATATTTGTTAAAACAATAAAGATTATGAAAAACCTATTTTATTTTATCCTTTCAGTTCTAATACTTTCCTCTTGTGTTAAATACGGAGAGCCAGTTTCGTTAAGTTTAAGCGGTGAATATCGAATTGATAAAATCACCTACGAAAATAAAGACAACTCAAATTTAAATCAGGTTTTTTACCCTGGTGATCTTTATGTTAATGAAAGTGAAACCAAACCTTTAGACACAATTGCGGTTGGTTTTACAAGACTTGCATTAGATTATGCGGTTATTTACTTTGATCCAATCGATGACCCATCAACAGGATCAACAACATGGACAAAACAATACACATACATGGTTCAAGGACACAATAATGTCTATGATTTAGGGTATATTAGATTCAACTACAATGGAACAAAAAGAGTTTGGAAAATAATTGATGATGGAATGGAGAGTTTGGTTATTCGAACTTCAGGAAGTTACGATTATGGAAATAATAGTAGTGGTGAAACTACAACAATGTTTTTAACCCGAGTTGGTCCTTAAATCAACTCGGGCTTTGGTAGTTTTTCTGGTTTAACAATGTAATACTCATTTAAAAAGTCCATCAAGTTATCTTCATCGATACTTGCAGACTCATTCCAAAAAAAGTTTTCATCGTCATCTTCATCATCATCAAACTCAAAACTTTCTAAAACTAAATCATATCCGAAATCATCAACTTCAAGTAAGTCTATGTTATCAATTCTTACTTCTTCTTCTGAATCTATTGTCAATCTAAATTGAACCTCTAAAATATTGGTGTCTTCGTGTAGGAAATAAAAAATTATTTCTTGAACTTCCATTTTAATTATACTTTTTAAACCTTTTGAACATGTCTAAAGATTCTTGAAGTTGCGAATAGAATTCAGGAAGAACATCTTCGTCAACATTTGAAATTATTTCTTCATTGTCAACTTTTTCAAAATCTTCCTCCATTTCAATAAATGGATCATCTTGCTCTGAATCTTCAAAATCACCATCAAAAGTTTCGTTAATCTCTTCTGAGGAGTAATCTTCCAATTGGTCGATATCGTATTCATATTGGTCCTCATTTTGTTTCATGTCGTCCGCATAATTTCCGAAAGATTCATAATCAAACTCTTCTTCATTTGGTGAAGGATACACATCGTGCATAAATTGTGTATTTCTGTCTTCAGTGTCCATATAGGAATCAATATCTACTGTTCCGTTTTTTAAATCATATGGACCATCACCAATTCTATCTAATGGAGATTCATTTATATTAATATTTGTATATTGTTTTACATTTCCTTTGTTAGAAACCGTTATTCCATTTTTATCGTTCGCATAATCCTGAACATATAATGGATATTGGTTACTTTCTTGATTATATTTTGTCACATAACCATCATAAAGAGATTTATGTTGATCTAAAATATTAGATTTTTCTTCTTTTGTCATTTTGAAAAAATATGCATTCATAGTTTCTTTTTTTTAATAAATATTTAAGTTAGGTCAAATATTTTAAAAAATCTTATTAAAGTAATTTATAATGATATTTATTTTATGAATATAACACTATTGAAATGAAATTAATTTTATCTGAATCACAATATATTAATCTATTAAAAGAAGAAAAAGAAGAAGAAATATCTCAAACATTTTCCAATTCAAAAGACATAGCAAAGAAAATTGTAAGAGACGTAAAAAAACAACACGGAATTGATTTTACTTTTGCTTTAACTTGGGGTTCGGTTATTGGTGGTTTTGTTGGTCCTGTTTATAGATATATGGAAGGAACTTATACTAACTTGACTGAATATGAAATATCTTTAATTTGTTTTGGTATAATGTTAACTTTCTTTTCTGAAAACAAAGAAAAATTAAAAAAAGTTTTAGAATTAATAAAAGAAAAAAAACTTGTAACTTTTTTCGATAGAGCTTTATTAAAAAGTTACGATCTAAGGGATGCATTCTTTGGGTTTTTAGAAAGTCTGAACATGACCTTTTCTAAAGTCTCTAATATGTTGGCATACACTTTTTTAGTTCCTTTAGTTCCATTAGTTAAAAATTTGACAGATATGGATTTATCTACTGAACAAATGGAACTAGTTGTTATGGGAATAACTCACTATACGGGTGGTATAATATCGGCAAAGATAATATCTGAACTTTTAGAAAAAATGATTAAAAGATTTAGATCTTAGAATTACGATCTAAAATCATTTGAATAATCTCCTCTTGTTCTTCTTTATTTAAATTGTGAATTTCTGTGTGTGTTGAAAACCAATTTCTAACTAATGTTTCAAATGGTCTTTTGGTTATATTTTTCATTCTTTTAAATCCGGCAACTTGTGCGTCAACTTCTTTTGGGTCAGAATAATATTCAAATGGTGGTAATTCTTCTTCATCTTCTTCATCACTAAAATAAAACATACCGGTTTCTTTCTGATATAGATGTCTCATTTCATGAGCAATCACTTCATTTAACTCACCAACCAAATCATATAACATAGTTGTTTTATTTCTTGGGTTATAAACTATTTTAACTTCAATAACATTTTCGTTTCTTGCAAAATATGCGTTTACCAAAAAATTATCTAAATCAGAAAGTTCTTCTATTGTAAGTTCAACCGAAACTGAAGTTTTGGGTGAAAAATATTCCATATGTTCTTCATTGTTGTTTGGTAAATCTTCAGGTAAATAAAATTCACCCTCATCGTTAGATTTAAAAACAGTGATTATATCTCTTACAATTTGTCTTATAAGTTTAGTCTCTTCTGATTTTTCTATTAATAAAAGTTTTTTAATCTCTATCATATTGATAAATATTTCTTTATGTTGTATTATTAGTTTAAATAAAAAGTAATTTAAGTATATGAAAAAAAAGTTTGATTTTGACAACATTACGTTGATCCCAAGTTATAGTTATGTGAATAGTAGAAGTGAGTGTGATACAACTTTAAAATTTGGTCATTTGTATTTTAAATTACCAATCGTTCCTTCTAACATGGAAAGTATTATTGATTCAAACTTGGCAATCGACTTAGCCAAAAATGGATATTTTTATGTCATGCACAGGTTCAACGTAAACCCTATTGAATTTACAAATCAAATGCATGATCTTGGTTTATACTCTTCAGTGTCTATTGGTGTTAATGAAGACTCTTATGAATATATTGATCAATTTGTAGAATTAGGTCTTTGTCCTGAATACATCACAATCGATATTGCACATGGTCATTGTGTGAAGATGAAAAAAATGGTAAAATATATCAAAGAACATTTACCAAATACATTTTTAATTGGTGGAAATGTTTCTACACCAGATGCGGTGGAGGACTTACAAAAGTGGGGTTGTGATGCAATCAAATGTGGTATTGGTGGTGGATCAGTATGCACAACATACCATTCGACAGGTTTCGGAAATAGGGGGTGGCAAGCAAATATGATTTTGGATTGTTCTAAAGTTGCCAAAGTTCCGATCATTGCCGATGGTTCTATTAAAGAACACTCGGACATTGTAAAAAGTTTAGTTTTAGGGGCGACTATGGTTATGGTTGGTGGAATGTTGTCAGGATACCAAGAGTCACCAGGAGAGAAGGTTAAAAACTTAGTGGACGGTCTGTGGTATAAGGAATTCTGGGGAAGTGCTTCATCATCACAATCCGGAAAAACAAATAGAATTGAGGGAATTAAAAAATTAGTTCCATTCAAGGATCACTCAATATTTACTAAACTAACTCAAATTGAGGAATCTTTACAAAGTGCAATATCATATGCCGGTGGAAACCCGGCAAATTTAGATTCTCTAACTGTAGTTGAGTATTGTGTTAAATTAAACTAATACTACCAAGTTCTACAAGCCCAATATCTGGCTTTCCATCTTGGTCCAGGATTGTCACAATTGTGTCTTGCTCTAAACGATTTTCTTCTTGCAGGATTATTCTTTTTTATAACCATTCTTTTTCCTTTGGCCGATTTACCACCAAAACCAAAGTTTACTTTGACAACATTTCCTTTGTCGTTTTTAACATAAACTTTAAATTTTTTAATGTCTCCCTGCATAATCTTTCCGAGTTTAACGTCTCTTCCTTTGTATTTAGCCTCAGATAAGAAATTCTGATCTTCCACAGGTATTTCTAAATATATTATTTGACCATTCTCTAAAATAACTTTTTTACCAAGATCAGACTCTACAATTTTTTTATCTTCATCGTTAAGTTCAATAAGATTTCTTTTATATAGAGTTCTAACTTCATTGACTAAATCAACAAAAGATTTTGAATAAATTTTAAATACATTTTCACAAAGAGGTATTTTTTTATCCAAGTGATATTTCAGTTGATCTGACACAGACACCGATTCTTTCAACATCATAGGGTGATTAGCATACTCATTCAAAACCCTTTTAATTACATTTTCTAAAATTCTCATACTTAATGATATTTATTAGTATAAATATTAAAACTATTTCAAATTTTATAGATTATGAAAATAAAAAAATTAACAGAAAGAGATATTAACAAAATTGTTAGATCTGTCCTTAGTGAAGAAGAAATGTCTTCAAATTCAAAAAAGAAAGACAAAAAACCAAAATGTATTCCTGAAAACGTAATTCCGTTGGATGAAATTGTTGGTAGATCTTCAGAGTATTCAAAATATACGCCAGGAATTACTAAAAGAATTTCAGGTGTTAACTCGATGGTTGATACATTAGGTATTTTGAATAATCTTAGATTGTTTAAAGACATTAAAGATGGTGGATCTCATTTGGCTTATGAAATGATGAATCATTTAAACAGATTTAGAAATAAAAATTTTTATGATGAGACTACAGGTGATTGTCATAAGGCTATGGATAAGATAATTGAGTTATATAAAGAAAATGAACACGGAACGGAACTTGTTAAGGATATTGAGAAGGTATTGAACTTACAAACTAAAGATGATGAATATACCCCATCTCCAAGAACGAAAGAATATCTAAAACAATCAATAAACTTAGTTAAAGGTCTTTAATAGTTATGGCAAAGAGTGTTGGAACTGTAAAATCAAACAAAATGACGTTTGGTAAGAAAACTGTAGGTAAAATTAAAAAGAAATACGGTCCAAAAGAACAGAGACCAAAAAAATATAAAGGACAAGGTAGATAATTATGACAAAACTGAAAAAAATAACAAGTAGTTATTGGAAACCAACCCCAAAAAAGTGGAGAAAATTGGGTGATACGTTTTTAGCGGTGTCTTCAGTGTTAGCAATTGGTGGTTTATGGCAGTTTGACAACCTAAAAGACATATTTACCGCTTTCGAAATCAAATCAATGATAGTTACTTCTATTGCACTTGGTGCATTAGGTAAGTTTTTAACTAACTTCTTTAAGGAAGAAACCCCTGAAAAGGAGTAATTTAGACCTAAATATACCTTATTTTAACGTAAAAACCCCCTATTTTGGGGGTTTTTTAGTGTCTAAAATGGTCAAATTTGACTACTTTTTGTCAAATTTTTTAGCAATTTTACTCATTCTTTGGTTAAAATCGGTTATTTTATTACCAAAACCGCCCATTTGACCCCCAAAATTACCAATATTTTGATAAAAATCTTCTAAATTACTTAAATTTCCCATGTTTTCCATAAAATTTTGTGGATTTTGCATGTTTTTTAGGTCTTTTAGGGTAGAAAACAGTGATTTTCCGTATTTTTTCCACCAAATTATCATTAAAATGGTAAAAAATAGTATAGAAACACTAAAAACGAGTAAAGAAATAGATAAAAGTGTCATAATTTATGTGATTTTACCTAAAAATAAGTGTTTTTTTTAATAAAATCAATAAAAAGATTTAATATACCACTGTAATATTTCTTTTGTGAGTCTATTTACCCTATTTGTTGCTGATTGGGGGGTAATTTCTTGATTTTTACGTTCCAAATCAGTAATTGAGGCTGAAATCATGATATTTCTTACTTTTTCACCCATATCTATGATTTTTTCGATCAATTCTTCGTCATTATCGTCTAAATCTCGTTGCATTCGGTATAAATCGAAGTATTTTGTTAGATATTCTTTAGTTTGACCTAAAAATTGACCTGATTGTAGCATATTTACCACTCCTAAATCTCTAATTGCCATTAAAAAGTCTAAAACATATTGTAAATCAGCCTTTTTAAACAATTTTGACCACTCATGGTGTCTAATTAGGTCATCTAAGTCAGTAAAACGGGATTCTTGGAGGTTTTTTTGGTTAAATTCGGGATCTAATATCCAAGTATCACTCTGTGGGAGTAAAGATAGGTCAGATATCATCTTTCCATCGTCGTCATACCACTCCATTTTATATAAATAATCAAATCCTGACTTACTAGGTTGTTGACCAATTTCTATGACCTTTCCTTTGTCCCCTGTGTCAAGATTTTCACCTGGCATGTTTATTAATATTACACGATCACCTTCTTTTAACTTAGGATTCTTATTTTTACTCATATAAATAAATATCTCTTATCTAATAAGTGTTAAACTTCCTATAAATTCTTTTATTTCATCAGTTTTAGGAGATTTAAACTTCAATTTCCAAGTATATACCCCATCTTGACACATAATTGTGTTAAATGTTCCATCCCAACCTATATTTGGGTTGTAAGATTCCCAAATTACTTGTCCCCAACGGTTGTATATGTAAAAACTATAGTTAAAAAGATCAACTCCGCTTGTAATTATGGGTTTAAATGTGTTATTTCTCTCATCACCATCGGGTGTAAAGGCGTTTGGTATATAAAATATCTCATTTGGACACAATTCTAACGTCACAACGAAGTTTTGGGGGTTAGAAACACACCCATTGTCCCATCTAACCACTTGAAATTGGAATATTCCGTCTTGATCCCATGTAATATTTAAAGTTTGACCAATTGTTGTGTCTCCAAATGAATACCATTCGTTATATCCACCACTTACTGATACTGCATCAAAGATATCAGTGATAGTATCCCCTTGACATATCTCATGATACTCGTCATTTTCACCAACAACACCATTTACAACAGGAGTTATTAATGGTCTTGGGTAAACTTGAACCAAAATGTTTGTATCAAACCAACAACCTGACTGAGTATATGTATAATCTACCTGATCTAACCCGATAAATCCGTTATCAGGACAATATTGATTACCCCAAACGTTTAAACCACTGAATACACCACCTACTGGAGTCGCATTTAAGTTAATACAGTTGTCATATTCACAAAATGGTCCGACTTGAGTAATAACAGGAAGAATATTTAACACAACAATGTTAAAAGTTTGTGGTAATGACTGACATCCCACTTGATTTACACCAATAACTGATAATGCGTTGTTATATAAACCACCATTTACTCCTGTAACATCCAAATTTAGTTGATTTGTCCCTTGACCTGACGTGATATTTCCAATTCCATTAGTCCATACATAGTTTAGACCAGGAAAAACACTGGAAACGTTGTATAAATTGGTTGTGGAGTTATAACAAATGGTGTCTAAACCTGTAATTGGGTTGATTGTTACTTGTGGTGGATCAACAAGTGTGACATTTTGTGTTGCAGGGCAGTTATTTGCGTCATAAACCGTGACAGAATAGTTTCCTGAACATAAATTAGTTGCCGTTTGTGTTGTTTGATTATTATTCCACATAAAAGTGTAAGGAGAAATACCATCAATTGGATTTACCGTTGCTGATCCGTCACAATATCCATAACAAACAGGATTAGTAGGTGTAATTGTAGGTTGTTGTAAAGGTGCCGGGTTGTTTAATGTAGAAGTTCCATTATAACTACAACCTGTAGCATCTGTTAAAGTGAAAGTATAAGTTCCTGAACACAAATTATTTAACGTTAAAGTGTTCCCACCGTTATTCCAATTGATATTGAATGGTTGAGTTCCACCAATAGGAGTAACTACAATAGATCCATTACAACCATTATTACAAAGTGGGTCTGTTGGTGTAATAGTAGGAACCGGTAAGTTAGGTGTGGGAACAACATGTATTGTGTCAGGACCTAAACCAACACCTTGTTGATTACAAACGGACCAACCAGCATTACAAGTGGGATACACAGGTTGGCAAGTATAATACGCACCACCTAAAGGAGGTGTGACAGTAATTGTTAAACCAGTCCCAATTGGATTTGGGTTTCCTACTTGAAACCAAGTATAAGTTGGTTGAATTGGTGGTCCTGAAGGTGTATATCGTCTTGCGTCGTTAATTGTTGTCCATTGAGTTGAGTTTCGGCCTGCAACTGTTACTGCTTGAGTCCCTGTAGGATTATGAATACCCTGAACCGCAGTTCCACCTGCCCACTGAAGACAATTTGGTTTATTTGCAATATAGTTTTCGATTATATTTGTAGATTCGTATAATACAATATGAAAAGTTCCTTGTAAGTTGGTGCAAGAAAACATAGGAACACCAATCCAACTAACCGTTAATTTTCTACAAGGGGCAACTCCTGAAGTTTGAAATCTAATTTGACCACCGACTCCAGGATTCCAATCTTGCCATGGACCCATAATACAATTTTTAGGTGCCGCAGCGTTTGGTGTTGGGATTTGCATTGAGGTGAAGTTTGCTGGTTGAATACCAGGTCCTAATGAAACCCACCCATTTGATCCAATTCTGAATTGAGTATAAGATTGTCCATAAAAACAAAATGTAAAACCAATATTATACACGTTTGATTGAACGTCATCACCTAATGTAACTAAAGTCCCAAGATTTGTTTGTGGAACGTAAGTAATTTGTGATACGTTATAATTTGTTGTTGAATTTGGGTTTGATCCTTGACCACACTGTGAAAGATCAGCAGTTAAAGTGGTTTGTGTGACACCACAAGGAAGATTCAAGTCAGGTCCGATGAACGGACAATATTGAGAATAGATAAAAAGGGGGAATAAAAATAAAATTAGTAATTGTTTCATATTAAAAATACGTTATTAAGTTTAGTAAGTTGTGTTAAAATGTTAAATGAAAATCTACAAATACTAATTACTTGGATTTCCACTCGAGGTAAATGGTATGAAAAACCATTAAATTAATCAACACGCAAAATAAAATTTCTAAAAACCAATGCCAATCAACTTGAGTAACACCCATGTGAATTCCAAACCACATAAATGATCCGTATTTGTTCATTAACGTAATATATAAATATTTTAAAAAATCTTTCATTTTAATATAAATATTGTTTTACTATTTTGTTTTTAATCATTAGGTTTATTCACAAATTATTATTTATTATGAAAAAAGTAGAATTAAACAGCACCGTGACTGTAAATTACACGGGAAGATTAGAAAATGGAAATGTTTTTGATTCTTCATTAAACGAAGGTCGTGAACCATTATCTGCAACATTAGGTCAAGGTTCTTTGATTCCAGGGTTTGAAAAAGGATTACTTGGTATGACCGAAGGTGAAACTAAAACAATTACAATTCCTTTTTCTGACGGGTATGGAGATGTTAATCCTGAGTTAATCGCCGAAGTCCCAAAAGATAGAGCACCTGAAGGAGTTACAGAAGGACAGATGCTTCAAACCATGACTAATCAAGGACCTTTAAATGTTATTGTAAAAGAAATCAAAGAAGAAAGTTTAGTTATTGATGGTAACCATCCATTGGCGGGTAAAGATTTAATTTTTGATTTAGAGTTAATTTCTGTGGAATAATTTTTTATTGTCAAATAAAATATTATATTTGTAGAAATATAAACAAATAAAAAATGGATATTCGAAACAAAATTCAAAAGGAAGCCGATCTATATAAAGATTTACCTGAAGATGAATTAAAAAAGGTAATTAAAAAATATAAGTGTTTGTCAAAATCAAATTCTGATATTGTTAATTTTTTATTTAGTTTAACATGCTTTGGGGTTCCGTATTTTATTTTTTTAGGAGTTTCGAAAATGTCTATTATTATTTTCTTAATAGTTCACCTTTTATTTTTTTGGGAATACTTACACAAGTACAAAAAATTCAAATTGGTTAGTGATGAGGACAAAAAAGAAATCGATATCATCGTATCAATTTTGGAGGACGATTTAAAAAGTAGGTCAAACAAAAAACCCCTCGAGTAATCAAGGGGTTTTTTTATTTAAGTTATTATTTTTTTAATATCTTCTGTATTTTCTTCTTAAATAATTCTCTTTTTGGATTTCTTTTTCTTCATCTTCTTCTTGTTGTTGAGCGATACCATTTAAAGCTAATCCAAGTCCTGCGACAACTTCTAACAAACCAACATTCGGAGCATATTCACGAAAAGCCGCTTGTATAGCGTCGTGAAGTTCAATGAATGCCGGACCCCAATCAGTATATGTTGTTCCTTGAGACATCAAAGTTAAAAGTCCTGCGGCAAGTAATCCTGCTCCACCAATCATTTTACCTCTTTTTCTCATTTTAGAACTTCTTGCATCAAGACCTTCACCCACTTCATCTTTAGAAACACTTCCAACTTCATCAAATACTTCATCAACAAAATCATCAAATAGAATTTCTTCACCTGATCTTCTTTCTTTTGATCTAATCATGTTTTCAACCTTTTCTAAGTTTTGTATCATAGTCATAAGTTCATCAGAAGATAACTGTCTAAACTCGTCACCTAATTCATCCTCAACAACATCTTGGATTTTATTAACAACATCATCTCCACCCATTTCCATTTCTTTGCCCATTTCCATATCCATTTCTTCTTGAGTTTCAATAACAAGTCTTTTGATTAACGAATGAAACTCTGATTCTGTAAGTCTAATTTTTCTTTTCATTTTTTTTTAATTTTATTTATAAATATTTAGTTTTTTAAAAAAACTCTTTTATTTGATGATTTTATCACTCATAGGTAATTTTAAATTTTTAGTTTTACCCCAATTATAGATTACTTTTTTAAGTTCACCAACAAGTTCAGTAGGTAACTTTGTGCAAACTCTTGATTCAGATGTTCTATATGGGGGTGGAATTATTTTTTTTCTTTCAGGAAATTTTTCATCGTAAATTTTAGGTGAAGTTCTTGTGTTATCGCCAACATCTCCTTTCGGGTCTACATACATAGATGCTTGACCTAAAATATCTATTGTAACGTTTTGATTTTCAGCTTTATCAGAGTCTGATACGCTGGCCTTTCCTTTAATAAATGTTATATTACTTAATCCTAATGATTTTAGATATTTAATTAAATTGTCTCTTCTTTTTTCTGCAAGTTGTGTATTTTTTTCTCTCGCTTGTGAAGAGTTGGCAGGAAAACCACCCCAAGCTGTGTTTGATGCACTACCATTAACAGTTGCGGTTCCTCCACCTTTACTATTGAAATTTTTCAAATCTGAAACGATTTGTTTAATTTGAGGTGCATCTTTGTTTATCTCATCTTCACCCAATTTAAAGTTTTCCTTACCATTCGCTGAAAGTGTTGTTGCAATTTCTCTACCTTTTTTTCTTTCCCAAGATGCGGTGTTAACATTTTGTGCATTTATATCTGTTTGTTGAGATAGTGGAATAATGGGTTCCTCCATTAAATTTTTAACAATTCTTTCTAATTGTTTTTCCGTTAAAACAATATTATTTCTCATGACTTTTTATTTATAAATACTTTAATAAATTACTTTTTTACAAAACAAAATGGTTTTCCATCTTTTATTATTGTAATACCAAGTTCATCAGAAGGCGAATTAGGGTCAAATGTTAAATCAACGTTGTTAATTCTTTTACTACTTTCATCTTTTAATGAATGAGTATTAAATGAAATCATATTTAAATCCGACTTTAAAAGTGCTGAAAAACAATCAGGAAGTATGTCAGGATCAGGTATAGGTCGTCTGTAATCCATTTTATCAGGCTGAACACCTGGTAGGTTAGAAAATTCCATTTCATTCACCAGTTGTCCTCTTTTGTAGTCAAGAAGATATTTGATTTGTTGTAACTCTTTATTGAAAATTACTTTATTCATTTTTCCCAATTATCACAAATTAAATGGTAGTCACATGTTAGTTCCTCACCTTTTTTTATTTTTTTTAAAGTCACACAATCACCATTTTTTAAATCAATACAATTAGGGGTATTAGAATGGTTCATAAATCTCATATTATCAAAATAGGTTTGATAAACTTCCCCTTGTTTTGAAAAATAAAAATCAAAAAAATATATGTCTTTAATATCGACTTCATTTATTGGGATTTGAATATCAAATTTGTTTAATGATCCGATTACAAGTCCCTCCTCTAAATCTTCTTCGGTAAATAACCCTAACCCATGAATTTTAGATTCCTTTATGTTGTGTTTGATCTTTAACATACAAATAAATATCACAAAAGTAAGTCTTCTAAAAAGTCGATATACTCAACTCCTTTGAAAATCATTTCTTCTGAATATCTTTCTCTAACCCAATTTGAAAATTGTTTGATAAATTCGTCGCGATGGAGTGGAATGAAAGATGAAAACTCAACTTCCATTTCTCTTAAAGTTTTAACTTCTTTGGTGGAGGGGTAATAAACAATCTGAGGTTTTAGTTGATCGTCAACGGTGTAAAATATAAAAACCATTTTACCAAAGAATTTTGATTCTACGGGAATTAACTCGCCATAGACCAAATCAAATAGTTTCATACTTGCCTTTTTCATCAAAAACAAATATAGATTAAAAAAATTAAAAATTAAACTACTTTGATATCATCGATCCAGTCATCAACCCAATCAGAATCGACTTCTTCTGAATTGATTTCTTCACCATTATACGGTTCATAAAAACCATCAGATTGCATTTCTTGTAACATACTTTTTGTCACAGGAATATAACTATCATATGTGTTTAGATAAGTGTCCTGAATTCTTGCACTTCTTTCGTAAACATGAGTAATTTCATAACTTCTCAACTTAGGTCTTTTAATTGGTTCGGTTGCGAACTCAGGATTTTCAAGTAGAATATAAATAATAAAAGTAACATCCTCGAACTCAGATTCTAAACCATAGGTTCCTAATTCTGATTCAATTGGACCATAAGCCTCGGTAAAATGTTCTTCATAGTCTTCAATTAGATCATCTAAATACACTCCTTCGTTTTCTAATGACTCAACGATATTAAATAAAATTGGTCTAAGTGCTTTATCGGGGTATTGTTCTATTTTTCTCATAAATCAACATTAATATTTTTAATTTTTTCATCGTATTCTTCACTAAATTGTATTTTAACAATTTTAATTCCAACATAATCATCACCAAAAAAATACGACAATTCTTCACCAATTAAATAAGTCAAATGATTATTTAATCTATAATCTTTATCTAAATTATTTTTTAATGCTTTAAACACATGAAAAATTTTTGTGGATCTTTCATCACCATCAATTATTTCAACTAACACATCTAAATAATCATAATATTCTCCAACAGAAATCATTCTTCTTTGACCTGTTATTGCAAATTGAAATTGAAAGTTTATTTTAAGATCAACAACAATATCTCCGTCATAATCAAAAACCATGTCTTTGATCACATTATTTATTCTTTCTATGTGTTTTTCTGAAATCATATAATTTACTTATACTTATTTTCATAGTAATGAATCAATTTTTTAATTGGGTCGATTAACAATTTAGGATATTCGTTATTTAAAAAATCAATTAGTTCTGAAATAGACTCAAAACTTTTTGGTGTATAACTTGTCGTTAAACCTTGGTTATCATAATCGTCATAACTATCAGGATAATGCTTATCCTCAAAATAGGAACCATCAACAGGTGTTCTACAATTCCCGTCCCAATAAGGTGTGGCAAAACCAACTAATTTGTAACCTGAATCATTATATTCAAAAATAACATACCCACCAAAACCATCCCATGAGAACTCTATGTCCGCTCTCATGTTTTTAAAACTATGTTTTTTATTAACTAAATCTGTTCTAAAAAGTAAACCAACTAATTTATAGGCTAAACCACAATCAATATGTATTTCTTTGTCTTTTAATAAAAAAATTATTTGTCCTAATTCCAATCCCGTCAGATCTGAAATCTCATAGAAATCCATACCATCATTCCACATCTTATAGATGAGTCTTGAGTTCTTTTCGTGATCTGATTCAGTTATAGTTTTTTCTAAACGAGACATAAAGTAATCTCGTATTTTTTCGTAGTAGTGATTTGTGATATATCTTTGGAGTTGGTTCCTTAGTGTGACTTTTTCATCTCCGATAAGCCTTGTTTTATTTGCAAGTTCATTTGCCAATTTCATTACAACAGTGGATTCAAATGGACGATAAAGTCTTTTTTCCAAAGGAGATGGATTACCCCCTTGTAAATAACTATAAACCTCATCCATAGTGGGATCAATTAATCTTTCGATTTGACCGATTCGTCTAATAAGACCAAGTTGATTTTCTGAAATTATAACTTTCATGGTTTATAGATTCTCATTTGAAATTTTGGACCCATTTCAAATTTTATATTTAATCCTGATTCTTCGATAATCCCCTCAATTTTTTTTGCATATTTTTCTAAAACTTCAACACCCTTATCATACTCATCTCTCCAAAGGTATGGATCCGAAAACATTGGGTGTAATACTAATGAACCATCATTTTCATTATAGTGAAAGTCCAAACCACCGAAAGTAAAAAAAAAATTTTGAAAATCAGGAAATAAAAAACTTGGAGAAAGTCTTCTTAATTGAAACCATATTTTTTCCCAGTCTTTTACTGATAATTTGTCATTAGAAAAATTATCCATTTCTAATATAATTTTTTTAACGATTTTCGTTAAATCATTTTCATTAAGTTTAATTATTTTTTTCATGTTTAGATTAATAATTCTTCAATCTTTTTAAGTTATAGAGTTCGTTTTGGATTAATGAATCGCAATATTCAATAACTTGTTGAGTTCTATCCAACATAGTATTTACATAATCCTTTTTTTCATCTTCCATAGAAGAAGAATTAACTTTATCTTCTAATTTACTTATTTTGTTATGTAGTTTACGATCATAAACAATCTTTTGTTCCATGTCTTGTAATATGTATTCTAATTCGGTAAGATATTTTGTGTAATAATATCCTCTACCTTGAGCCCAACCTTTAATCCCTTCCCAAGTTGATCCTTCATTAACTTCCTCTGAAATTACTCTTCTTACTATTTTTTTTATTTCTGAATTTCTCATTTTTCTTAATTTATGTTATATAAATATTATTCTACATAAACATACCATCAATACCATGTCTTTTGAATAGTTTTGATCTTCGTTTACAAGATGATTTTCTTTTACCTGATTTTGATATAATTGCAACAATTATAATAATTAATAATATTCCACCAATTGCAATTAAGATACTTGGGGTTAAAGCAACTCCACCAATGGTTAATAGTGCAGCTGCAGTTTGTTCTGTAACTTCTTCTTTTTTCTCATCTTTGGCTTTAAAAATTGCATCCTTTAAAGATTTTAATGTGGTTTTTAAATTTGACCTGTTTGCTGGGTTATTAGCCCACTCCCATATTTTTGAGATAATACCATCTTTTTCTTGGTCACCTGTTGTTGGAACGCACATTGGATTTTCAGTATCGACATATTCTGTAAGGTCTTCCCCAACACCTTCTTGAGATGCCATCTCTTTTGCAGATTTTAAAATAAACTGAGATTCAAAAGAAGACTCCTCATTCAATAATGGCTTAACGTTACCTAATTCAGACTCCAAAAGGTTGAAGAATTTATTTTTATAATTTGCTAAATCTTTCATAATAATAAATATAACATAAAACAAAAAACCCCCAATCAATAGAAAGGGGTGGGGTCAAAATTTTATTTAATTACAATCTTGATGCACTCACCATGATTTGATTTAGTCGAGATTCAAGATCACGAATTTCATTAATTTGATTTTGATTTAAATTTATAGATTCTCCCTTAATAGATGAAATTCTATTTTGAATTTTTGTGTATTCGAACATAAGTTGATTATACACTTTTGCTTTTTCTTCGTTATTCATAAAAATAAATATACGATAAAACTTGTTTTTATGTATACCAAATTAATTATCTGAAAGTTTCCACATCAGAGAAGGAATCTGGATCTATAAACTCAGACTCCAAATAATCAATAACCTCTCTTAAAGCTCTTGCCTGATCTTTAGGATTGTCTTCTGCTCTAATAGATAGAGCGACACCACCAGCTAATATAGACCTAATCATATCACGATCCATAGATTTCGGAGCAAGAATATTAAATAAAAAATTATTATCATCTTCTATGGTTACCTCTACGGAAACCTTTAATTTAGTTTCTTCCATTCTTATTAATAATTGGGGTTAAATTCACCTTGATATTGTCTTTTATAATGTTCATCGTGAATCATAAAGAAAATATAGACAAAAAAAATCCCCCAGTCAAAAGAAAGGGGGGTTATAATTTATTTTAGATTAAAAATTACATAAATCTAGAAAGATCCTCCTCGACTTCTGATAAAATACGATCTGCCTCATCTTTAAGTTCTTCTGTGTCACATCCAGAAATTCTGGCGTCCCTGATTATATCATCCAAAGATTTTTCAAGATTTTCCAAAAGTATTTTAAAATCAATTGCTTTCCAATCATCATATGGATATTGAGAATCCAAATATTTAAAATACTTATCATACATGGTTTGCAAATCCTCCTGAAATTTTTCACAATCTTCGGAGTTTTTCATACCTTCTTTAACTATTCTTCTTACAATACGAGATAAATCTCTTTCTGTTAATTTAACCACTTTTTTCATAATAATTTTTATTTATAAATATATGATTGTTTTAAAAAACTCCACTCGATACAACATTAATTTAGTCAGTTATTGCGTTTCTAACCATTCTTTTATATTGACTAACAGTGCCTTCCAATTGACCCATTTTACTTGTTAACTGTCTAACGAGATCAGAGATATCAGATGGAGTCCTTTTTCCTTGATCAAAAATATCTGAAATTGAACCCCTTCTAAGATGCATTCTTATTGAGTTATCAAGTTCTTCTCTAATATTTTTAATTCTTTTATATTCTTGGTCCATAGTATCACCGTAGTGAACCAACTTACTGTGGATACTTTGTGAGGTATAATCATCAATTGGTTCTTCATTAATAACTCGTTTAACAATACGAGATAAATCACTTTCTGTTAATTTAACTATTTTTTTCATGACATTTTTTATTTATAAATATCTTATTTTTCTTTTAAAATTTCTTTAATAACTCTTTTAATTAAAGATTCATCAATCACACTTTCACCTTTTCTTTTTTCATCATAACCATAGACAGTTGTATAAACACTAAATGGTAGATCCTCCAAATACTCAAGATAAAAATCATCTCTAAGTCCTTGAATATACCAAATGTCGTTATCATAATCACTTTCGACCCAATTATGATAATAGTCCTCACCATTTTTTGTTATAGAATCAATAATAATATCCATATCACCAACAGCATCTATTCCTTTACCAATAACACTTCTAACAACGACATGAAATTTAAATTCATAAATAACATCTTTCGTAACATAGTCATACCCATCCCAACCATCATGTTCAGTATCTTTGAGCGTCATTTCAAACTCCTTGTTCTCAAAGAGTTTCTTTAACATATTTTTTAGTTTTTCATTTCCAATATTTATTTTCATGGATCAACAAAATTAAACACCCAAACTGCGGTCCATTTACCATCTTTCTTTGGGAATAATGACTCAAACATCTCATCAATATCAGAAGTTATGGGAGAGTTGTCCGAATCGCCATCATGAAATGATTGTTCATGATCATTTGTTTTGATATTAAACCTATACAACGGAACCTTATATGATTCTGGATGTCTAAACATAAATGGTTCAAC